ACTGATGCCACAATCACCAATGTTAAGATTCTATCACAGACCTTGACTGGTGATTTGATGAATCCCAATTTAACATTCAATAGTAATTTGGTGTTAAATGGTAATTTGACGGTGACAGGCAATGTTACCGCGGTACAAAGTACCACAACACAAATCACAGACCCGCTGTTAACTTTGGGCCTAGGCAATGCAGGCACCAGTTATGATCTTGGTTTAGTATTGATTCGTGGTAGCGGCGGCAACAGATTTATTGGATTTAAAGAAAATGAAGGCGCATTTGTATTCATTAATACCACTGAAGACGGTTTAACCACTGGTAATATTGCCACAACAGCCTACTCCAATGTAATTTTTGGCAATGCCACTACCATAGGTTCCAGCACATTCGGCGGTATTACACTGAGTGGTAACACTGTCAGCGCCGCGGGGGTTTTAACAGTTCGCAGTGATGCTGGCTCAGTGACAATTCCCAATGCTACAATTATTTCTAGCACACTGAGTGTTTCGGGTGCAACCACAGTTGATAGTTTAACATCCAACGCAGGTATAATTGCCACCACAGGCAGTTTCTCCAGCAATTTAACAGCCAGCGCACTAACAGTCAACACCAGTGCAGTAGTAGGCACTACACTACAAGCAGTGGCAGGCATTCAAAATACTGCAATTGGTAATGTTACTGCCAGTACTGGTGCATTTACCACATTAGATGCCTCAGGTGCAATCACTGGTGCTACTACTATCACCACAACTGGTACTGCGACATTAAACGCATTAAATGTGAATAATGCAGCAACCGCAGGCACAACACTAACTGTTGGCGGAACTGCCACTGTTAATGCACTGGTAAGTAATGGCAGCATACAAGGCACAACACTAAACGGTTCTGGTAATGCTATAGTAAACGCATTAACCGTTAACAATTCAGCCACTATTGGCGGTACTCTGGGAGTAACTAGTAATATTAGTGGAAGCGGTATTACATTAACTGGGTCATTGGTAGCAACGGGCTCGGGAGATTTCGATGGTGGCTTGCAAAGCACTCCAATCGGAAATGCAACTCCAAGCACAGCACTATTCACCACAGTTGGCGCCAGCAGTAATGCAACAGTGGCAGCACTGACTGTAAACGGTACCGCAACTTTCGGTAGTGCCGTGGGAGTAACTGGTACTTTGACTGGCGCTGCTGCACAATTTACTACTATTAACGGCTCCGGAACTGCCACATTAAACGCATTAAATGTGAATAATGCAGCCACTGCAGGCACAACATTAACTGTTGGCGGCACTGCCACTGTTAATGCTTTGATTTCTAATACTACTTTTACCGCAGCTTCTGGCACTATACTAGGAAACTTATTAGTTGAAGGCAACTTGGCAGTACTGGGTAATTTATCATACATCAACGTTGACAGCTTTACAGTTGAAGATCCAATTATTCAATTGAATACTGGACCCAACGGCGCACCGTTGAGCGTGGACAATAATTTTGATTCAGGTGTCAGCACAAACTATTTTGACACTGCGGATCGCAGAACATTCTTTGGCCGCAAAGACAGCAGCGGTTTTTTTGAATACTTTAGTAATGTAGACAGCGAAACTGGCAATGTGGTCACAGGTACCTACGGTACTATAAAATCAGGTAACCTAGAACTGGTCAGCGCAGCTACGGTAGGAACCACAATGGTTGTGGGCGGTAACGCCACGGTGAATGCGCTGACTATTAATAATAGCGCTACCATAGGAACTACGCTGGGCGTAACAGGAAATATTACCGCGGGTAATATTGGTACAACTAAAATTACCGCGGTTGACGGCGTGTTTACAAACAATGTGACAGTAGCAGGCACATTGACTGCCACAAGTAATATTGTGGCCAATACATCGGGTATTTTCTTTGGTAATGCACAGACTGGTATGAACGCTCTGTATGCTGGCCTTCCTATATACACAGTGTTACCGACTACCGTAGCACAGTTTACTACTAATGTGAATTCTTATTCGCAGATAAACACACAAAATTTAAACAACGGAGAAATTGCCAGCACTGATTATGTGGCCACAGCAGACAACGGCGACGACAGCTCATACTTTATTAATATGGGTATTACCAGTAGTGGTCATGAAGGATATCATGATGATTTCTTTGCTAACGTTAGCTCATTCAATGATGGTTATCTGTATGTTGTTGGATACGATTCTGCAGGTCCTAGTTTAGGTAACGTTGGTAATTTAATATTAGGTTCTACCAATGGATTAGTTAAAACATTTGTTGGTAATACTGATGTAGCCAATGTGGTGACCACACACAGTTATAATCAGTTTGCAGTAAATGTGGCCACAGCCAGCACAGGATCTACCACAGGAGCATTGGTTGTAGCAGGCGGCGCAGGTATTGCAGGCGCAATCAATGGCGGCTCAACTTTAAATGTAACAGGAACAGCCACAGTCAACGCATTAGTCAGCAATGGTGCTGTAAGCGGAACTACTGCACAATTTACCACAGTCAACGGCTCTGGCAATGCTACTGTGGCTGCATTGACAGTCAATGCCAGTGCAGTGGTGGGCACTACACTACAAGCAGTTGCAGGCGTACAAGCAACTCCAATTGGTAATGTGACAGCCAGTACTGGCGCATTTACCACACTAACATCAAGCGGCTTAACTACATTTACCAATGCCACTGACAGCACTGGTCCTACCAGCGGCGCGGTGGTGATAACAGGCGGCCTGGCTGTTGGCAAAGATCTTAATGTAACTACTGAAGCTAACATTGGCAATGTCACAATAAACAATTTGACTATCAGCAGCAATATCACCAACCAAGGATTGAATATCAATCCAAACGGTACTGGAGTTACTACGATCAACAGTGGTTTGAACACCAGCCGTACTGTGATCAACGGCACAGCCGCAAACACATTGGTGGTCAGTGGTACACAAGTCGGTGTCAACACCAGCAGCTTTATCAGTGGAGCAACATTCCAAGTTAATGCACTGGACAGTATATTACTACCAAAAGGTGCAATCGGTGACAGACCAGGTTCTCCTGTAGCTGGTATGTTGCGATTCAGCACCAGTCAAGGCACACTTGAATGGTATAACGGCGCAGCCTGGGCTATTCCAACAGGTGACTTTACAGTTGTGGTGGCTAATAGCCAGACCGGTAACGGCAGTGCCACATTGTTTACTTTACCAGTGGCCAATGCCAGTACAGCTGGTACAATTGTAAGTATCAACGGTGTGGTTCAACAACCAACATCGGCTTATAGTATCACTGGAGCCAATGTAACATTTACAGAAGCTCCGGCCAGCACGGATGTAATTGATTTCCGTGTGTTTACCACCACAGCACAGGTAACTGAAGTTACCGATATTGCAGGTACAACTGGCTTGTTTTTTGACTTGCCCACCGCGGGCAGTCAGATCACCACAATAAAGACTGTGGGTACCGAGTCATTTAGTATTCAAGCCAACAGCACAGCTAGGTTTACTGGCAATGCTGAACCAAGTGCTAATATTACCTACAGTTTGGGTAGTACTACAAATCGTTGGAAAGATTTGTGGTTGAGTGGCTCTACAATTTATTTGGGTAATATTCAAATACAGAACACTACTGGCAACACTGTTTCGTTTGTGACAAGTACAGGCGCACCTGCTTCATTGGATGTTGACATTAGTGATCCAAGCGGTATTCAAAATACTCCAATTGGTAATGCTACCGCGTCAACTGGTAACTTTACCACTGTGGACGCAACTGGTAACATATCGGCCAGTTTCTTTACTGGTAACGGTAGATTATTGTCTGGCATCGACGCAACCAGCATACAAAACGGTACCAGCAATGTTAAAGTTTTTCTCAACGGATCAGTAACTACCGGAATAAGTGGCAGTAATGTATTTGTAGTTTCCAGTACTGGTGCTACGGTAACTGGTAATATCAATGCAAGTGGTGTTACTATAACTGGCTCATTGGTGGCAAGTGGCCCAGGTGATTTTGACGGCGGCTTACAAAGCACTCCAATTGGTAATGCTAGTGCCAGCACAGGTAGCTTTACCACTCTCGTTGCCACTGGCGCATTAACCGTTAACTCGCTAAATGGTGTAACAGCTATTGTCAATGGCGGCACAACTGGTACTGGTAATATTGGTGCCACTGGCGCAACATTCAATACGGTGTTTGCCAAAGCAACCACTGCTCAATACGCTGACTTGGCAGAAAATTACTCCGGAGATGCAGTTTACGAACCAGGCACTGTGGTTCACTTTGGTGGATCGCAAGAAGTTACCCTGTGCGACGAAGACATGTGTCGTCGAGTTGCAGGTGTAGTTTCCACAAATCCTGCTTATTTGATGAATAGTCATTTACAAGGTATTGCTACTCCTGTGGCTCTACAAGGTCGAGTTCCGTGTAAAATTCGTGGCACTGTGCGCCTAGGTGATATGATGGTCAGTGCTGGCAACGGGTTTGCCCGCGCAGAAGCCGACCCAACGTTGGGCAGTGTAATCGGCAAAGCTCTGGCAGACTTCGATGGCATTGAAGGTGTAATTGAAGTGGTTGTGGGTCGAGTATAACCAATCAACTCAAATATAAAAGGGCCTCAGGGCCCTTTTAGTTTTAATAAATACACTATATTCGAGAATTAGATAAATGGCATTAACCAGACCACTGCTATCACAACTTAATACCAACATAATCGCATTCAGCGATAATCTGATGGTTATAAACGCCGGCAATGTGGCCAACCGTGATTTGGGAATTGTTTTTGATCGAAGTGTAAATAGTAACCCAAATGTAGCATTATTTTGGCAAGAATCTTCTAGTAGCTTTACTTTTGCACAAACAACCAGCAGCGGATTAGACAATGCAAATATTGTGGTCGGACTCACTGCAAATGTTGTGCTGGGCAACATTATACTTGCTGGCAATGGTTCCGCTGGTATTTTTTACGCCAACGGTTCTGTATTTGGCGGTGGTGGCGGCGGCACACCCGGTGGCAATTCCGGGCAGTTGCAGTACAATAATCTTGGCGTTTTTGCAGGAGCAGCTGGAGCAACATTCAATGGCACCAATGTCAGTGTAACTGGATTTAATGTCAATAATTCGGCCACAGTCGGAACTACTCTCGGAGTAACTGGCAATGTAAACATTGGCAATGTCGCTGGCGTAACTTGGGCCAACACTGCGGGCCCAAGGGTCTTTACTTTTTACAACAATGCTGCTTCAAGTTTAGACACAGTGTTCCTGTAAAATGCCAATAGCCACACGACTTACCAATGCTGGAACACTATTAGTCAACGGCTCGTTTGACGAAAACACCTCCATTGCTCCTGCAAAGTTTCGCACAACATCAACCACGGTGTCAGCCGGCACATTGGATGAAGTCAGTCTGGCTGCAGGTGCTATTAGTTTCAATGGTACAAGCCAATACTTGACTGCTACAAGTCCAAACTTATCTGGCACTTGGACTGTGGAAATGTGGTGTTACTGGACAACTGGAGGAACACAAACCACCATAGTTAGTTTTAACAATGGTAGTAATAGCGGCATCAATTTATGGAAAAATTCGTCTAATCAATTGGTAGCCGACGATGGAGTAAATGGTGTAGTGGCAATGTCCACAGTTACTCCTACAATAAATGCATGGAACCATATTGCGTTTGTTAGAGTCGGAACAACCACTAGTGGTTATGTGAATGGAGTATTGGCTGGAACAACTACTTATACTCCGGGAACAACATCCGCAGTCAGTGTAGGTAGATATAATGGTAGTCCTTTTTATTATTTCCCAGGATACATTTCCAATCTTCGAGTGGTCAACGGCACAGCCGTATACACAGCCGCATTTACTCCACCACAGGCCATACTTCCTTCTATCACAAACACAAGTCTATTGTTAAATGCCACAGACTCTGCTAACTTTATTCGAGATAATGGCCCAAACAATCTCACTGTGACTAACAACGGCACTGCTACTTGGATTGACACGGGCCCATTCAATCAAGGTTCTACCACATTAGAACAAAGGCAGGTCAACGATGGTACCCTGGAAGTGTATTCAACTTTTGATGAGTTCACAGGCGCACCTGTGGTGGATACCAGTTTACAACTTTGGTTAGATGCTGGACAAACCGCCAGTTACCCCGGCTCAGGCACCACCTGGACTGATCTAAGCGGTGCTGGACGCAATGGGACATTAACAAATGGACCAACTTATAGTAACACAAATGGCGGGTTTATTGTTTTTGATGGAACCAATGATTTTGTTCAATGTTCAGGATCTCTCACAGTAACGGCAGCAACATTTGTATGTTGGATAAGACGAAACGGAACTCAAGGTCAATATGATGGTATTCTATTCTCTAGAGGAACAAATACTACTGGAATGAATTTTTATACATCCAATCAACTTGGATATCATTGGAACGATGCTAGTTCCACTTATAATTGGTCAAGTGGATTAACAGTACCAGATTTGACATGGTGTATGATTGCAATTTCTGTTACAAGCACGGCAGCAACGGCGTATCTATGTCAAACAAGTGAAATCACTACTGCCAATAATACTGTTAATCATAGTAGTAGCCTTCTAGATGATATAAAAATTGCTCAAGATGATGCTGGATCAAGATTTTTCAATGGTAGTATAGCCACAGCAATGATCTACAATCGTGCGTTAACAGCCGATGAAATTACTACAAATTTCAATGCCCTGCGTGGAAGATACGGCATTTAGAATACAATAAATACTATACTATGGCTAAACTCAACTCCGGAACCCGAATTTATGGCAATGTAACAGTAGATACATTTATAACAGCCACGGGCAACATCACCGGCGGCAATCTGTCGGGTACCAGTATAGTAGGTACATTGACCACAGCAGCACAAACCAATGTTACCAGTGTTGGTACGCTAACTGGATTGACATTAAGTGGTAATATTAGCGGAACTGGTATTACCTTAACAGGATCATTGAGGGCAACTGGTCCAGGCGACTTTGACGGAGGATTACAAAGTACTCCAATTGGCAATGCTGCGGCCAGCACAGGCACTTTCACCGCACTAGTTGCAACAGAAACTTCGTCATTGAATGGCACTGTTAGTACAAACAATATTTTACCTTTTGGTAATGCCAATGCTAATATTGGTAGTGCAGCATTACGATTTAACACAGTATTTGCCAAAGCAACATCTGCACAATATGCTGACTTGGCAGAAATTTATATAGCCGATGACAATTATCCACCTGGCACAGTGGTTGTGTTCGGTGGCTCTAAAGAAATCACAGTTACCACCACAGCGCATGATACCAGAGTAGCAGGAGTTATATCAACTAATCCAGCATACTTGATGAATAGCGAAGTGCAAGGATTACCAGTTGCGCTGACAGGTCGTGTTCCGTGTTTGGTACAAGGCCCGATAAATAAAGGTGAAGTGTTGGTTACTGGCCTTAAACCAGGAACCGCACAGAAAATTAATCCGGCCAGATTTCAACCTGGATGTGTCGTAGGTAAATCAATTGAAAATATTCCTGATGATGAATTAAAACTTATTGAAATTGTTGTAGGAAGATTCTAATGGAAAAAAAATTTCGTCGCGATTATACTGGTGAATTTGTTGTACATGCAAATACAAAAATTAAAGGCCAAACCAGTCAAGTTCGAGAATGGATACCCAACACTATTGGCACACAAAACACAGGCTATGCGTTGGTATTTGGCAATGGCGTTAGCAGATTGTCTTATCCAGTTGACTTTAATCTATATACAAGTCACCGCGGCGGCCTGCATGCCAGTAAAAAATTAACAACCTACGGCTGTAATGCATTACATCGAGAGCATGCAACACATATAATGGTAGTTAAACATCCGGTAATTGCCAAAGAAGTAGTGGATTCGGGTTACGCTCCAAATAATATTGTGGTCACCGGTTCAAAAAATATATTAAATTATCCTGACAAATTTCATTTAATTCCATTCGATCCCCAGTGGGGCGCTGGTCCAACTGCACTATATCTCGCGGCATTTGATGGTCATAATCACATTTACTTTATGGGATTTGATGGCCACGAAAGCACTACTTGGAACAATAATGTTTATGCTGGCACCAATGGTTATGCTGCAAAAACTTCGCATGTGGAATCTACCAAGTGGGAAGACCAGTGCATGCAAGTTTTTAATGCTTACCATAATATTGAATTTATCAGAGTAATGCCCGCTGCAGGATCTAGTATGCCGGAAAAATGGAAGTATGCCAATAATCTTAGACACATTGGCTGGCAACAATTTGTCAGTGAAGTTGATCTGGGATCAACTTAATTGTTCTAATACTTTAATTTTTTCTCTGGTTGCAGCAAACTTAAAAGTTCTATACACACCTGGATGTAATGGTTTGGGATAGTCGTCCAACTTGACCCAGCAATAACCTTTGTGTTCATTATTAAGCTCGGGCGTAAATTCTTCATCTACTTTAATTAAAAAAGTATGATAGACAAAATTATTGCGTTCGCTGGTGTATTGCTCAATTGGAATTACTCTGGCCCCGTTTATTTCCCCGCCCAACTCTTCTTGAATCTCTCTCAGTAATCCCGCTAGTACGGACTCATCTCGTTCTATCTTTCCGCCCACAATACCCCAAGTGTTGGCAAACTTGCTGCCATCACGTAATAAAAATAGATATCTATTTGTTTTGGTACAGTAAATTAATGCACCACAACTGCTGTTTAAAGAATTAGCTGCCATTGCCCTGCCTTATAAGGCCCTTCGTAACTCTTGACCCAAGTGTCGCCTGTCCATTGATATTGTGTTGATGTAGTCAAGTTGGTAACATACTCTATGGTTGTGGCAGTTCCGCTGTCGAAACTTACCCTCCAATATGCGCCGTCGAATTCGATAATGTCATTGGCATATGCCACCAGCGGTACACCGCCAAGACTGTCCCAGTTGTAAGTGGGCGGCGCACCTGGTGCAGAAATATAGTCATTGACCAACAAATATCTAGTGCCCGCAGTTGGAGCAATCAAGTCTGCATTTGGTCGCGATCTCTCGGGATCAATGATGGCTGTAATTGCAGTCAGCGTGTTAACAGGCACAGTATCAATATCTGCAGTCCATAACAATACATTTTCGTTTTGTGGGTGATAAGCCACTGTGCCTACTACTTCATTACCGTCTGCCATTTCTAATTTGATTTGACTGGATCCATTGGTTAAGTTACCATACACATTGACCAAGTCGCGCCATTTTTCGCTGGTGCCGGTATAACTGGACACTAGAGTAAATGTTACTCGATTGTTGACATTGGCAGTGATCAGTTTATTGGTAGTAACAGTATTACCAGCAACACTTAATACCACACAATTACCTGTGATGCCGCTGCCAGATACCACCATACCTGGTTCGACATATTGGCTACTGGACACAACTATGGTAGCATTGGCCACAGTATTCGCAGTGATTTTCTTGACAACTTGTTCACCGATTGGATTAGTAGTGGGCTCGTCGTATCTTACCAAACTCAATTGATTGTTTAGTAAAATAACACCGTATTGCAGTGGAGTTAGATACTGTCTGCTTAATAAATTGGCTTCATCATAGATAGATTGATCTATGTCACCATTGGCGTCATAGATACTGGCAATAATTTTCTGGATAACACCCATGCGTTTAACCAATGCAGGACTACTGATGTAAATGGGCAAAGTAAAGCTCAAGGTGGCAACATCTATGGGATTTTCAGTGCCAATGGGAACACTTCTACTGGTCCATTGAATATCTGAGAGTAACACATAGCTCAAACTGGTCCAATCAATATAATTGTCAGTACTTTGAATTTCTAATGCTGGGTTAAACAAGGTACAGATTTGCTCTAATAGCTGTAATTTTTGTTCAGTATTGCTGGTCCAAATGTCTAACTTTAATGTTAGACTGTAGGGAACAGGCATTAACCGCTCTACTGTTAGAGTATCGCCCTGTTGAGTACTGTAGTCGCCAGTACTGGGTTCGTAATATCGCTCGCGTAGTTGCATCTTATTAACATAAGTTGGATTCTGTACTCGTTCCCTGTCGTAGGTCAATGCATTGATGTATACTGCCATGGCTGGCACAGTGCGCAAAAAGTTTTCACTATTTTGTGTGATTATGGCCGCAACTTGTCTACTACTGTCGCCATAGACAACCGGCACTCTTTGTAGCGCAGTTACACCACCGCTGTCTTTGCCAAATTCAACTTGGAAGTTACTGACCATACGAATAAACTGTATGATGAATCTTCTGATTTGTTGGTCATAAAAAAATTGTTGGAGAGCCATTAATTATCTGCCTTGGGTGTCAATGCCTTACTAAGGCTTTGTCTTGTTGGTTGTGTTTTGCCTTCGACATCGGTGAATGTAGAAGTATCGTTGACAAAAATACTGCGCTGTGTTTGATTATTTGGACCAGGAGTGAGATTGGTTCTCACTGCATCCTCAATTTTAGTCCAACGACGGCCATCAAATCTAAATAAACGATTTGGTACATAGTCAGTACGAAGTACATACGCACCAGTGATTGGTTGCGTTGGGAAGCTGGTACTGGCAGTCACGGGCCAACCGTCCGGTGCCAAACCGTCCCCGCCTAGATAAGCAGGTATAGTGGCGTTGGGAGTTACCAATCCTGAATCTGTCAGAGTAACAGTACTGTCTGTGGTCAATAAAGTGTTATCAGTTCTGGTACCGATTGGATCACCCGGTCCCCCATCTGCTCGCAGCGGTTCTACATACAACGGCCCAGTGTCATATCCACTGGTAGGCACATCTATGTCTGCTTGTCTAATAATAGCATCATTGATTTCATTTAACTTGGAGAAGTTGGTCATAATTTCTCCCAGCGGTGTATTGTCTTCGTCACCCGAACTAATGTTATTAAGAATGTCTTTGTATTCTTGTGCGTTGACCATTGGTGTTAATTTTACACGAATTAAATGTGGCCACCAAGTCTGACTAAAACCTTCGGCAGCAAAAGTAACATCTTGCACCACATAAAATCTTTTAAGCACAGCAGGAATGTCCGCGTTTAACGGATAATAATCTTTCTTGTGCTGTAGTTCGACCACATCACCACTCAACAACTTACGACCAATCATGGCCACACAGTCATTCAGATGAAAGGTCATCACGATTGTGTCAGTGCTGAGTAGTAATCCAAATTGACTCAAGTCCCAGTCGTTGTCGCTGACTGTATAGACGCCTCGCATAACATACACACTGGTATCGTACTTGCGATCTCTGTTCTCCAAAAACAACAGGTCTTGAATATTCAATGCACTTTCGTTGGTGTAATTTGGCTGAGTAGCGTCATTCCAATAAATGCTGATGGGCATGCCCGAGCTAATTGTAGAAGTTACATTGCTGGTAATGGTAACAGTATTTGCAGTGACATTGGTGCTAAAAATTACAGTGTTGGCTTGTATACCGATCCCGCCCACAGTTTGTCCTACTTCAAAATTTGCAACATTGGCAAAAGTCAAAGTTCTAGAATTGATGCTGGTGCTGTTGGTGGTGGGATAAGCATTTGCTTGAGCCAGGGGTCCAAGATACTTGTGCAGCAAAATGCCCGTTCCACCTATGGTGAATTCTTCGCTGATGCGTTTATCAAAAAAGTTGTAATCGTTACTGTGGTTTTCACGCCACATGCTGAGTCTTGGCATATATGGTCTCGCTAATGTAGTATTTATGGCAGGATTGACGATAAAATCCAAAGACAGTATAATTACTGTAATGGACCACTACCAAGCTCAATTGACTGAATTGCTCGCGCAAGTACATACCACCAAC